TTTGGATCGTACACCGGTTCGGGAAGTACCGGCAATACTGTAACAGTGGGATTTCAACCTGATTTTGTAATGGTAAAATCATCAGATGAAGATGAGCCTTGGTTTGTATTAGATAGTAAAAGAGACACAAGTAATCCAAGAGATAATCGTTTAATGTTTGATGCTAGTAACGCTGAAGACGATGGGAGTGTGCATACTATAGATTTTAATTCAACTAATTTTGTATTAAATGGAACTTCAGGAAATGGAACAAATGGAAGTTCAAAAAGTTATGTATACTGGGCAATAAAAATAAATTAAGATGATAGCATATATACTACTTGGGATATTTACATTATTGTTAATAATAGGACAAGTTAAAAATGCTGACATAATCATAGCACCTATAACAGGATTTATGGTAGGTGCATTATATAATAAAGAAGACTTTGAAGATGGAACATGTGATACGACTTTGCAGTGTGCTGTAGGTTTTATAACTTTGAGTGTAGTATGGACTCGTAACATAAAAGAATAAATACTATATTCGTATATAGTGTAATTAAATTAAATTAAATAAAATGTCAAAAAAGAAAATAACAAAAGAGGAGCTTGAAAATTTACAAGCTAAAATATCAGTTTTAAATAATCTACAATATAAGCTAGGAGCATTAGCAGTAGACAAGAACAAAGTTTTAAAAGCATATGATACGGTCCGTGAAGACTTAAAAGCTATTCAGGTTGAGCTAGAAAAAACTTATGGACGTGTTAGTATAAATGTTGAAGACGGTACCCTCACTGAAACAGAAGAAACAGATGAGCAAACTGATAAGAAAGATTAGTATTGGGAAAGACTATAAAACAGACGCAATGCACTACGCTGTTGGCCAAGAAGTTTATGGAGGCCATACTATATGTGATATAATAGATGAAAAAGATAATTACTCTATTTACATAAAGAAAGGTGCAGATGTATTACCATGGAAAAGTTTTAATAAAAACATGGCTATATCCGTTGAGTATAATTTACAATATTAATGAAACCAATTTATTCCTTTTTAATAAAACCTAAAAAAGAAAGATACGACAATACAAAAAAGATTGGAGATAAAGAGTTAATATTAAACACGGATATATCTGATCATAAGTTTGTAAGTCGAGAAGCAGTGGTTTATGAAACACCTATAGCGCGTGATACACATATTAACAGAGGTGATCAGCTTTATGTTCATCATAACATATTTCGTCGTTGGCATGATGTTAGAGGTATTGAACGCAATAGTAAAAGTTATTTTAAAGATGATTTATACTTTTGTGAACTTGAACAAATATTTTTATACAAGCGCGATGGTCTATGGAAAGCGACTGAAGGATTTAGTTTTGTAAAGCCATTAGTTAATGAAGATAAATTTTCAATAGAAAATGAAAAATCTTTAACTGGCGTTATCAAGTACGTAGATAATACGAACAGCTTTAAAGTAAATGAAAAAATAGGGTTTACCCCTTTTAGTGAATATGAATTTGTAATTGAAGGTGAAAGACTATACAGGGTAATAAATAAAGAAATATCTATACGTTATGGATTTAAAAAAACAGAAAGAGAGTATAATCCAAGCTGGCTATAAAGCAGTTGATGAATTAGTTAAAGTAGCGAAAGAAGCTATAGTTGAAACTGATGACGACGTTTCTGCTGATAGATTAAAGAATGCAGCAGCTACAAAGAAGCTTGCAATATTCGATGCGTTCGAAATATTAAATAGAATAGAAGTTGAAAAAAACTTACTTGAAAACAAACCAACGCAAATAAAAGAAAATACATTTTCAGGGTTTGCAGAAAAAAAATCTAAATAATGTCATATCAACAAACATTATATAAGATTATTGAGCCTATTAAAAAAACTACTATTAGTAGATTAAACAAAGGTAAAAAATGGGAGTACGGATATAATGAAGAACACGATGTTATTGTTATAAGCAAAACAGGTAAGATAGGTATGGTATATGAAATACAAAACCTACGAATAGCTTTACCTGCAGAAAAAGATGTGTATAGCAAAGATGATATGTGGGTTCCTCATGANTATCCTAAAGAATTAAAAAGATTAAAAACAATATTTGATTGGAAAGATTATCCAGAAGAATTAAAAGAAAAATGGTATGCGTACATTGATAGAGAATTTACTCGTCGCGAAGAAGGCTATTGGTTTACCAATAAAGGCGTTAGCACTTATATCACTGGCACTCATTATATGTACTTGCAATGGTCCAAAATTGATGTTGGGAAGCCAGACTTTCGAGAAGCAAACAGATTATTCTTCTTATTCTGGGAGGCATGCAAGGCAGATAAGCGATGCTATGGAATTTGCTACCTTAAGAATAGACGGTCTGGGTTTAGCTTCATGTCAAGTAGCGAGACAGTTAATCAAGCTACAATCTCTTCAGATGCTCGATTCGGAATCTTATCGAAGACTGGTAGCGATGCAAAGAAGATGTTTACCGACAAGGTCGTACCAATTTCAACCCACTACCCCTTCTTTTTCAAACCAATCCAGGATGGAATGGACCGCCCCAAGACAGAGCTCGCCTTCAGGGTACCAGCATCAAAGCTCACAAGAAAGTCCATCACCAGTGCAGCCAGCTCCAAGCCCGAAGCGCTCGAAGGGCTCGATACAACAATAGACTGGAAGAACACAGGTGACAACTCATATGATGGTGAAAAGTTAAAATTATTAGTTCACGATGAATCTGGTAAATGGGAAAGACCAGATAATATATTAAACAATTGGAGAGTAACAAAAACAACCCTTAGGTTAGGTAGTAGGATAATAGGAAAATGTATGATGGGATCTACATCAAATTCCTTAGCTAAAGGTGGTGATAACTTTAAAAAATTATACAATGCTTCAGACGTTACAAAACGAAATAGGAATGGACAAACAAGCTCTGGATTATATAGCTTATTCATACCTATGGAATGGAACTACGAAGGATTTATTGACGATCGCGGAATGCCTGTCTTTGAATCTGGAGATACTAGCCGTTGCGACAATTATGGAGAAACAATTGGAACAGGAGTTATTGAGCACTGGCAAAACGAAGCAGACGGTCTTAAAAGCGATCAAGACGCGTTAAACGAATTTTATCGTCAATTCCCGCGTACAGAAGAGCATGCGTTTAGAGACGAAACAAAAAACAGTATATTTAATTTACAGAAGATATACGAACAAATAGATTACAATAACGATTTAAAAAGTTCAGGATTTGTATCTAAAGGTAATTTTCAATGGGAAAATGGTATAAAAGATAGCAAGGTTATATTTATGCCGGAATTAAAAGGAAGATTTAATATCTCTTGGATTCCACCTGTACAGATGCAAAACATTGTAATTAATGAACGAGGAAGAAAATCTCCAGGTAATGAACACTTAGGGGCTTTTGGATGCGATAGTTACGATATATCCGGAACGACAGATGGTCAAGGATCTAAAGGAGCATTGCATGGTTTAACTAAGTTTAGCTTAGATGAAGCCCCTTCTAATAGTTTTTTTCTTGAATATGTATCAAGACCGCCAACAGCGGAAATGTTTTTTGAAGATGTATTAATGGCTTTAGTGTTTTATGGTATGCCATTATTAGCGGAAAATAATAAACCAAGACTTTTATATTATTTAAAAAGAAGAGGATATAGAGGATATTCTATGAACAGACCGGATAAGAGTTACACTAAATTATCTGTAACAGAAAAAGAAGTAGGTGGAATTCCAAACTCTTCTGAAGATATTAGACAAGCACACGCAGCAGCTATTGAATCATATATAGATAGACATGTAGGATTAAAAGAAGATAACAATTATGGAGATCTTTATTTTGATCGTACATTAAATGATTGGGCTTTGTTTGATATAAATAAAAGAACAAAATTTGATGCAGCAATAAGTTCAGGGTTAGCAATAATGGCTTGTAATAAAAACAAGTATGCACCTGCTGTATTTAAAACAACAAAAAAATTAGAATTTGAATTTAAAAAATATAATAATCAAGGAAATTTTTCAAAAATATTAAAATAAATGGCAAAGTCACACCCAACAGGATTATTCCCGAGTCAATCAGTATCTAATGCAGAGAAGTCAAGTTTAGAATATGGACAAAAGATAGGAAGAGCTATTGAATCAGAATGGTTTAAAAAAGATTCTGGTACTTCAAGGTATCAGTCTAATCGTGAAAATTTTCATAGATTAAGATTATACGCAAGAGGAGAGCAATCAATACAAAAGTATAAAGATGAGTTATCAATTAATGGTGACTTATCTTATTTAAATTTAGATTGGAAGCCAGTGCCAATTATTCCTAAGTTTGTAGATATTGTTGTTAACGGTATTGCTGAAAGAACATATGATGTAAAAGCTTATTCACAAGATCCTAGCTCTATTGAAAAAAGAAATAGTTATATGTCAAATATTTTAAGAGACATGAAGTCTAAAGACTATATTGAAGCAGTTCAAAGCAAATTAGGGGTTAGTGTTTATAAAACAGATCCTACAAAACTACCTTACGATGAAAACGAATTAAGTGTTCATATGCAGTTAGAATACAAACAAGGTATTGAAATAGCACAAGAAGAAGCTATAAATAATGTTATGGCTAAAAACAAATATGAATTAATCAAAAAAAGACTTGATTATGATATTACTGTTATTGGCATGGGTTGTGTAAAAAACGGTTTTAATAAATCTGAAGGCATAACAATAAATTATGTTGATCCTTCTGATATTGTGTATTCATTTACAGAGTCACCTTATTTTGATGATTTATATTATGTGGGAGAAATAAAAAAATTAAGCATAGTTGAATTAAAAAAACAATTTCCAGATATAACAGATGAAGAAATAAAAGCTATAGAAGATAATGGCCACGGATCAGGAAGTTTATTATATAATAAATCATATGGTGCTGTAGATGGAGACGACGATGGCTTTGTTTATGTATTATATTTTGAATATAAAACTTATCAAAATCAAACTTATAAAATTAAAGAAACAATATCAGGAGGGCAAAAAGCCATTAAAAAAGATGACACATTTAATCCGCCAGCAGATCAGCGATCACGTTTTGAAAAAGTAGATAGAGCTATTGAGGTTTTATATTGTGGCGCAAAAATTATTGGGAGCGAAGACGTCCTGTCTTGGAGCTTAGCTGAAAATATGACAAGGCCAAAATCAGATACAACAAAAGTACAGATGTCATATAACATAGTAGCCCCTAGAATGTATAAAGGAAGATTAGAATCTTTAGTTAGTAGAATGACAACATTTGCAGATATGATACAGTTAACACATCTTAAACTGCAACAAGTATTAGCTAGAATGGTCCCTGATGGTGTTTTTTTAGATGCAGACGGAATTGCAGAAGTTGACTTAGGTAATGGAACAAATTATAATCCGCAAGAAGCGTTAAATATGTTTTTTCAAACGGGGTCAGTTATAGGAAGGTCAATGACACAAGATGGTGAATTTAATAATGGAAGAGTTCCTATACAAGAATTACAAACTGGAAGTGGAGGCAGTAAAATACAATCTTTAATTACAGCTTATAATTATTATTTGCAAAACTTAAGAGATGTTACAGGTTTAAATGAAGCCAGAGATGGATCATTACCTGATAAAAATGCTTTAGTAGGCTTACAAAAATTAGCAGCAGCAAACTCAAATACAGCAACGCGTCACGTTCTACAATCAGGTTTATATATTTCATTAAAAACTTCAGAGGCTATTAGCTTACGTATTTCAGATGTTTTAGAATTTGCTAATACTAAAAACTCATTTATAAATTCTTTAGGAAGATTTAATGTTGCAAATTTAGAAGAAGTTAAAGAGTTGCATTTACATGATTTTGGAATCTTTTTAGAATTAACACCCGATGAAGAAGAAAAACAATTATTAGAAAATAACATACAGGTTTCATTACAAAAAGAGCAAGTTAATTTAGAAGATGCAATAGATGTTAGAAATATTAAAAACTTAAAATTAGCTAATGAGTTATTAAAATTAAGAAAAAGAAAAAAGCAAGAAAGAGATCAAGCTGTTGCAAGACGAAACATAGAATTACAGTCAGAATCAAACGCAAAAGCAGCTCAAGCAGCCGCTTCTGTTGATATTCAAAAAAATCAAGTAATGACTGAAAACAAAGTTAAATTAAATCAAGCTCAAATAGAGTTTGATATAAAGAAACTTGAAAGAGAAGCTGCTATTAAAAAAGAGCTTATGCTTCATGAGTTTCAATTAAATGTAAAGCTTAAAGAAATGGATTTACGAGTGATTAATGATAAAGACAAGTATCGTGAAGATAGAAAAGATGATAGAACAAAAATACAAGCTTCTCAGCAGTCTGAATTAATAGACCAAAGAAAAAACAATAAACCGCCACAAAACTTTGAATCCGCAGGGTTTGATACTTTAGGAGGCTTTGGATTAGAACAATTTGATCCTAAATAATAATTAAATAATAAAAAATGGGTAAAGTAGTAAAAAACGATTGGACTGGTAGTATAAACGGTTCAGCATATTCAACAGCAAGTTCAGCTGCAATAACGCCAACAGCGGGCCATGTATGGGTTGCAATAACAATGCTATCCGATAGTGTTTTTGACAGCGGTAGTGGTTTAGTTGCAGAAAGTGCAACAACATATGTTAATACAGAAGGCATTGGGGCGGGAGCTGCAGGCTTAGTAGTTGACAGCGTAACATTTCCAAAAGGAGTAACAATTTACGGTCGTTGGACTGAAATTGATGTAGCTTCAGGAACTATTGTTGCGTATCAAGGCTTATAAGGTTAATTATTCTTACCTTTATTAAAAGAATAAATACAATTATATTATATTATGTCAGAAGAAATTAAAG